TAATCCTGAGAATGCAGTACTTCAGTCTATCCTTAATATAAAAGGATTACATATGGCTGGAGACCCTAAATCTAGTCTACTAAGTAATCTGAAGACTACTGAATCTTATGCAGCTCAGAAGGCTATTGCTAAAGCATACTCCCAGATGAAGCAGTATCAGGACCTAGAAAGTTTCGACCCTACTAGAACAAGCCTAGAATCTATGAACACGCTATTAAGCCATAATGCTATTGATGGTAAAGCTCTATCTACTGCTGTTAAAGCTAGAGCAGAGAACAAGGTCTTGAACATTATGGCTGGTGACTTAAGTGATATCTGGCAAGGCAGGGCTTCACCTGACCAAGTAAGTCGTTTGAATAATATGCTTGCTCTTAATAGTCTAGATAAAGGGATAACGGATAAACATAAAGAGTTATTCCGCCTTACTATGGACGGTTTAATAGCCAGCTCTGAGGTAGACACATTAGCTACTCTAAACTTACTAGAGAATGTTATAGGCGCAGACCGTACCAAGAACTCAGCTATATGGGGTTTGATGGACTCAATGCCTAGATGGCAGACAGCTCTATTAGCACGTGAACTTGGAGCTAGTCCTACTGATGTAGAACAGTTACTAGGTAGTTTTGATGAGAATGATTACGATGATAATGGTGTTATTAAACTACAAGGTGTATCTAAGAAGGAAGCAGAAGAGATATTTGTAGAAGCTAGAGAAGTCATCGATAATTTACCTATTATGCAGGGAGATTACAAGAAGTACTTAAATATCACTGCTACTATAATGATGATAAACAAGCGTACAGGAGGAGTGGAGTTAGATGTTCTTAAAGAGAAGATGCTAAGCTCCGCTACTTATAACGTAGGTGCTCCTGTAGAAGGAATGGGAATGGCAGATGGTTTTAGACTACCTAACTCATACAAGAAATCAATTGCATTAAACGCCCAAGCACCTGGACTAGTAGCTACTGCTACCTTACTTGCTATTGAGACTAAAGGTGGAGAGCTGATTAAGTCTCTACCTAGTAAGACAGTAGTAGACTTTGATGAGAATAATAAACCTGTTACACGTAGTGCTGTTGATTGGGATAAAGTGGAAACACGTTGGATACAGACTTCCCCTGGTAACTTTATGCTTAGAGTGGAATCTGATGGTGTACGCCTAGGTCCATTCGCTATTAGTGATGAGCTTATTGTACAAAACATTGAGAAGGCTAAGCAGAAGAGAACAGTAGCAGCACGTAGACGTGGAATCATTAAGAAGAATAAAGAAGAGCATAAGAAGCGTACTAGTAAGCAGTTAGAAGCCGATAGGAAGAAAATAGTGACGGATTCTACTTTCAACCGAAATACTGGTTTTAAAGATGGTAAGAAAGGAACGCCTCTTGGAGACCTTATTAAACTATTTAAGGATTGACGACTATGGAATTTATTGATAATGCAGTTCAAGGAGTGTATGACTTCTTCTCCCCTACTGATGAGGAGCAACCTAATACAGCCCCTCAAGGAGAGGGTTGGGATGAAGTAGCTAACTCGATTGTGCCTGAGGTTAATCCTAATATCAGTGGTATTATGAAGCCCCACGCAGCTCGATTAGGAGTTGATTATGATGAGGCAATAGATAATGCTCTAGGCTTTGCTACTTATGTAGGTCTAGTGGAGAACTCTGGTGAAACCTATGGTGAGAATGTACCTGAGAAGGGTAAGAAACAAACCTCAGCTCAAGGTCTATATCAGTTTCTTGATGATGACAGTAAAGGTCAATCATCTTGGCAAACAGGGTTAAACCGTACTCAGAAGTATCTAGGTCAACAAGAATGGATTAGTGATACATATGAGTATGGTGCAGGTGGTGTTAATTTAACTACTAGAAACCAACAAACAGCTGTGTTCCTTGCTGATTTATTAGAGCAGAAGGGAAGTGATAAGCTTATGAAAGGCATCCTTGAAGGAGATATGCAGAGCTTTGTTGACTGCTACTTGAAGCTGCACTATAAAGGAAAGCCTACAGCTGCTACTATTAAGCACGCTGAAGATGTATTTAAAAGCAAGAGCTACTTAGACGATACTAAGAGTATTCGTTGGAACTTTACAGGAGAGTAATTAATGGGACTACTTACAGATAATGGAGGCAATGCAGCCGCTCAGGCAGTTATTAGAGAAGAAGAACTAAACCAACAAGGTTTAGGTAACTTTAAAGCCCTTATCAACATCACACACCCAAAAGGATTGAAATGGAATAACCCAGAGCTATATGAAACATCTGTAGCTAATCCTGACTTTGACCCCTACGCTTTAACAGCTGAACAGGTACAAGTCCCTTTCACTACTCATATGAATGAGGCAGATGAAGGAAGACTTAACTCAATGGAAGATGTTAAGCTGATGCAACAACGATACAAGACGATGCAGGATAGCTACGAACGTACCTCTTATGAGAATATGGTAGGGAATATGCTACTGTCTCTTCCTATTGAAGCGTTGAATCCAGTTAATATTCCTGAAATACTAGTAATTGCTGCTTCTGGTGGACAATCATTAGCTGTTCGTATTGCATTAGGTGCAGGTACAGGTGCTTTCTCTGGTTATAAAGGAGAGCAATTAGTACAAGAGAACAGTGGTTATATCGATGAAGCTGCTCAAGAAATAGCAGGTATATGGGGAGCTAGCCTAGGCGGTGGTTTCAATGCTGCTTTTGGTATGCGTAGAGGTCGTTTCGATGGTATGACTGACAAGCAGATTGAAGACCAGTTAGTAGGTAGTGTTACCTATAGTAAGACTAAGAACGATGATGGTGTAGATGTAAAGGAAGCTCAAGTATTCTACCGTGATGAAGATGATGGTTTACTTAAACTACGTAAAGCTAAAGATAGTGAGATACCTGAGATTGGTAACAAACTAGCTTGGGGTATGATAGGTAGAATGAATGCAAGTAAGTCTCCACTCATACGTCAGATGGCAGCTAAGATTGATGTATCAGGTACTAGTAAAGGTTTAGTTAAAGGTGATACAGGTCAGTATATTAAAGAGTTAGGTATGCGTAATCATATGTCTACTGTTAATGATATTACTGGTGCTTATCACGAAGGGAAGAAGGCTGGTAACACGATGACTCTAGAGGAGTTCAACATAGAACTAAAGCATCAGTTTGACCGAAGTGTGAATGGTCACGCAGTAGCTCCTGAATGGAAGGCTAGTGTAGACCGTGTAACTAAGTGGGCTAAGACAGAAGCAGAGTTTAGGAAGTCAGCTGGATTCAAAGTAGCAGAGAACTATACTCCACGTGCTTTAGATGTAGGTGCTATCCGTAATGCTGACCGTGCTACTGTGTTGAAGGACATTGAAGCAGCTATGTATAGTGCTGCTGATAAAGGAGCAGCTAGTAAAGCAGCTACCGAGCTTAATGACATTAAACAGAAGATTATAACTCTGGAGCACGACCTTATTCAAAAGGGAGCTCGTACTAGGAATGTTAAGGTCAAAGGTAAAACTGTTCAGCAAGTTGTTAGGAAGGACCACCCTGCATTACAGACACTGTATAAGGAAAGAGCTAAGCTAGATAAAGGAGCTAAAGGTACAGTACACCGTAAGAAGGTTAAGAAGGAAGCACTAAAGTTCCTAGAGTCCATCGAAGCTAAAGGTGCTAACCATAACGATATCGATAGTATGAAGAAGCGTAAGTATGACTATGATGAAAGTATGATGGCTCAATATATGCATCAGGATATGTCACACATCATTATGCACACAGGTAATCGTACTGCAGGTCGTATAGCAACTACTAGAACATTTGGTATTACTAGTAACAAGGATTTAGATGATGCTGTAGCTAACCTAAGGAGTGAGCTTCAAGCAGAAGGTATTCTGTCTCGTAGACAAATTGAATCACATCTAACTAGATTTAAGAAGAGTATGAAGGACCTACACGGTACTTTAATGCATCCTGCAGACGGTGATTCTACTGGTCAACTCATCAAGAGATTTATGATGAATGCTAACTTCGCTACTATGGGTGGTGGGTTCTTTGCTACTGCCTTACAAGGTGAAGCAGCATTAGTACTAGCTAGTGGTAGTCTTAGAGCTGGTTTGAAAGGTATGGGAATAGGTATGAGAGAGTTTCGTAACCTAATCAGAGGAATACCTATGAAAGGTGAGTATGCTCGTAAGCTACAGATAATGTCCTATGCTTTCGATGTTACTAACCACAGCTCTATGGGACGTTTCCTTGATGCTGACTTTGACCCTTCTACAACTAAACACAAGCAGGGGTTTGAGAAGGTAGTAGGTATGTCTGAGGTTGCAGCTGAACGTGTAGGTAGATGGACAGGTCTAACAGCTATAACATCAGGTTTCCGTATGGCTATTGCTCATACTATTATCGATGATATCTTCCACGGCTCTCTGGTTAAGATGGCTAAGAATGGAGATATTAAGAAGTTTGAACGTCTACAGATAGATGCTAAATCTATTAAAGAGATACAAACATATAAGGATAAGGCTTTCAAATACAACAAGGACGGTAGTATTAAGGATATCAACCTTGAGGTATTACCTGCTCACCTACAGAAGATGGTAGACAGAGCAGTAAGTAATGCTAGTAGATTGAACATCCTATCGGGTGATAAGAAACACCTACCTGGTTTGTTCTCTAGACCTGATGACCCTTTCTCTCAGATATTCACACAGTTCCTATCATTCCCTGTTCAAGCGTGGGATAGTCTACTTCTTAGAGGTATGACAGAGAACAAAGCTAAGATAGGAGTTGCAGTAATATCGGGAGTTGCTATCAGTAGTCTGTTTGCTCTTATGAACGAAGAGATGAAAGTACAGACAGGTATGATGAAGGATAGAGACCGTAAGTACGACCTTACAACAGACGAAGGTATGCATAACTTAGGTATTAATGCTTTCAAGAAGGGAAGTATGACAGCAAGTTTAAGCCTTGTTATGGATGTAATTAAACCTATGTTCACAGGTGAGAAGCTTGGTTCTACTTATAGACCTGGTAATACCTTGTTCTCGCTTGCTGGTCCTACAGCAGGTAGGTTAGAAGACTACTTCAAGACGTTACAATCACTAGACTTTAATCCGTTTGATGAGACAAGTAACTCTTGGAAGACAGTGTATGGTAGAACTATGATGTTAAATTCATTTGTACCTGCGTGGAGTCTACCTATTGTTGGTGATGCAGCAAGGCACTTCAATAACGAAGCAGCTGGTAAAGGAAGTTACTTAGACTAGAACAGAACAGGAGAAATATGAGTAAAGCAAACATAGAGACACTTAATACGATTCACGATTTACTTGCTGGTCACTACATAGCTAAGCTACAGTCGGGGGAGATTTCTCCTGCTGAGCTTACAGCAGTTAATAACTTCCTTAAACAGAACGATATTAGTGCTGATGTAGTTGAGAGTAAGCCAATGATGAGTCTAGTAGAAGAGATGAAGGATAAAGGGGATGCCGAGGAACTATTATCGGATGTCCTACACTTTGGATAAAAATATATGGAGACTGAATGTCTATATACGATAGAACTTTAACAAAGGAAGAGCTTAAAGCATTAGTAAATGACTTTAGGTCCTACCTTAACTATGTGTGGGAAGGTATTAACTTACCTGCTCCCACCCCCATTCAAACAGACATAGCACAGCAACTAATGACAGGTGATAAGCGTTTCCTATTGGAAGCGTTTCGAGGAGTTGGTAAGACCTACATCTGTGGTGCTTATGTTACTTGGAGACTGCTACGTAACCCTAACGAGAAAGTATTGATTGTATCCCAATCGGGAGCTCACTCTGATGCTATTGCTCAGTTTATACGTAGACTAATCTTTGATTTACCTATACTGGAACACTTGATTCCTGATGCTAATATGAGAAACTCTGTAAAGAGCTTTGATGTTACAGGCTGTGAAGTAACAGTACAACCTAGTGTTAAGTCATTAGGTATTACTTCTCAGTTACAAGGTAATCGAGCTTCCATTCTAATTTCTGATGACGTAGAAGGAATGCAGAACTCTGCTACAGAACAAATGCGAGCTAAACTACTTGCTACTGTAGCTGAGTACGATGCTATTCTACAAACAACAGAGAAGTCTCAAATCATTATGCTAGGAACACCTCAGTCAGGTGAGTCTATCTATAACAAGATGAGAGACAAAGGGTTTAGAACCGTAGTATATCCTTCTCGATATCCCGAAGATGTCGATGTGTATCAGGGCACATTAGCTCCATACATTACTACGCCTTTAGAAAAGGGTGACGTAGAGGCAGGAGATTGTACTGACACTAGATTCACCCACCAGGACTTGGTGGAACGTGAGGCTTCTATTGGTCGTAGCTGGTATAGGCTACAGTACCAATTAGATACAACACTCAGCGATGCTGATAAGTATCCTCTGAAGACTAGTGACTTTATAGTGCACGACTTGGACACAAACAAAGGTCCTATAAGTATCTCCTACTCGAGTTCACGTTCTTCCTATATGGAGGATGTCCCTAACATAGGTTTTACAGGCGACTCCTTCTTTAGGGCTGGGCACGTAGACGGTGAGTATGTTCCTTATGAATATGCCATTATGTCTATTGACCCAAGTGGTAGAGGTAAGGATGAAACAGGTTATGCTGTCATTAAACAATTACACGGTAAGGTGTATATAGCAGATGTAGGAGGAGTACACGGAGGTTACACTCCAGAGAATCTAACTCATCTAGCTATGGTTGCTAAGACACACCAGTGTAAGTTAATGGTAGTCGAGAGTAACTTTGGTGATGGTATGTTCTCTGAGCTACTACGACCTGTTCTTAAGAGTGTGTATCCAGTAAGTATTGAGGAAGTAAGAAACCACATACAGAAGGAGAAGCGTATTATCGATACGATTGAACCTCTACTGAACTCACACAAACTAGTTATTGATGCTAGTCTGGTTAGAAAGGATGTAAAGGATGCAGTAGCTGACCATAAGAACCTAGTACATTCTCTTATCCATCAGATGACTCACATCTCTAAGGATAGAGGAAGCCTACAACACGATGACAGACTAGATGCTCTGTCTATTGCTCTTGGATTCATTGTTCAGAGTGTAGGTGTAAGTGCAGAAGAAGCAGTAGCTAGGTTTAAGGAAGAGCAGTTAGATGCTGACCTAGAGAGGTTTATGCAAGGAGTAGGAGCAGGTGGTAGGGTAAGAACTACTAACTACTTAGACTGTTTCTCCACCTTAAACTAATGCGCTATAAGTCATTGATTTAACTACAATAGCTAAAGAAGGACACTTATATAATGAATAACTTTCATTAGCCCCGACAGATGTCACTGGAAAACAATCAGCTGTACTGATGTTGGGCTTATTGCCGACTACTTCTTCTGAAGGGGAACGGTTATATATAGGACGAGTATCACTTGGTTTTCAATACGAGTGGGGCTTACTTGTGGTACGTTGACTCCTATATACGACTAAATGACCTTTGTTAAAGAGAAGTAATAGCTGTAAGCCCCTTCTCGATGTATAGAAACAATAGCTCCCTGATGAGTTAATACTATTATTAATAAGAGTAGGAGCAGTAGTAGTCAGTACTAGTTAATACAATAGTCAGTACAACTACTTCTACTCCTCTTGTTAGTAATCAGTCTACTCTTCATCTTAGGAGTCTGTTTCCTTACTTGATACTTCTTCCCTCAGTCTCCAAGAAGTATCACTTAAGGGAATAGCCATCAGCCATAGTTATACCTAATAACAACACAGACTTCATTACTCTGGTGGTTCGATGCTCAATAGTATAGCTCAGTGACATTTGCTCATTATTAGTTATTCCCTTTCTAAAAATAGTACACTTTCTAAAAATAGTACAGAAATGTCTGGGGGTAGGAAAGGAGGCGTGGGCGCACATTTCCCCATAGGGGTCTTAAATTATCTGTGTAGTATTTATACAACAATGTGTAGCATTTATAGACATAGGGGGTAGGGGGTGGAATGTAGTATTTATACAACACTTGTAGTATTTATGTTACGTACTAAGTGGTGATAGTTATCCACAAAGTTATCCACAAGTTATCCACAAAGTTGTTAACAAGTTATACACAAATACACATT